GCTGAAACACCACCAACTATACGATTAAATATTGAACCAATACCTGATTGAATTCCTATTGCGTTGAATTGCAGTGCATTGTCGTACTTGATATTTAAGGTGATATCCAGCGGATCGCTGGTCTTATAGTCACCACCTTTGTACTCGGCCTTTTGAACATAGCAACCATAAAGTTCAAAAGTTTCTAAGATAGCAGGTTGAATTGCTCCGTTGCCACCGTCAAGAATTTCAATCCGTGTAGTGAATTTATAATCACCTGCGGAAGCAGCACTGGCCTGTTCAAAGAAGTCAAACTGTTTCTGAATCTGTTCACCAACTAGATTGCTGACTGCACCTGTGGCATCGTCACGGATAACGATACTAATGTCGTTCCATTTAGGTTTGCCGGCAATTTTGATTCTGCTGTTATAAGCATCTAATACAACATCATCAAATTCAACGCTAGGACGACCTGCAGTCATGACCTGCTTGGTTAGTTCTGTGGTTGGTTTTGATACACCAAAGTTTTCAAACAGTACACGAAATCTGTACTGTAGTTTTGGCATCAGCAGGCCTTGATTGCCTGCACTTTGGTCCCCTGAAATTGGGACCCCTAATTTACTTAAACTGGAAATTGCCATCCTAATACTCCTTAATCTTTAGTATTTACCATTATCGTCCAGCCTTAATTGCACCAGTATTTTTAATACGTAGAGGAATGTATATAAACTCTACGGCCTTAACTGGCTCAATAGCAATGTCTAGCCATAGTTCACTACGATCAATACGACTTGGAGTGTTGTTAGAATCATCACAGACAACAATAAAGTCATATAGAGCACGTTGGCTTACTAATTCTAGCATTAGGCTTTCTGCTGCGGCCTTGATCTCATTACGAGTAATTCTATCATTAGGCTCAAACAAGAACGGACGAGCTAGGATATCTAATTGTCTGCGTAGATAGCAGATTAATCTTGCAACATTGATTCTATCCAATGCACTGGCATTTCTTGCACGAGTATACTGAGCGAAGTTTACAATTCCAGCACCTGGGAACGTTGCAATCGAATTAATTTTTACTCCAGCTAGAACATCTCTTAGTCCTTCGTAGAGTGCTACAGTTTTAAATTCGCCTTCGCTGGTAATGTAACCTACCGATGTTGCATTATCAACACCACCGCGACGTGTTCCTGCAGGTGCAAACCATTGATAGCTCTTTGCATCACTGTTTAGAATAGTACGCAGCATCATGTGACTTGGAGGAACTACGATGTAGTTACCTGTGTTGTCATTAGTATAACCACTTGGGTAGAACATTGCCATATATTCGTCATGGCTGACTCCGCCCTGTTCGCCGTTGTCAAAGGCCAACGCGGTGTTGTTGCCCCAGTTAGCTAGGTCTGTGCCTGTGGGTTTCAATCTAAATGGAGTATCGCCGACTACAAATGCAGTTAATCCGCGATCTGTATTGAAAGCAATCATGTTTTGAATTGCTTCTGGATATCCTGGGCAGGCAATTAAGTTGAATACCAAGGTATCTTTGTCACGTATGGTTATGTTTGTATCAATAAGTTCTTTCAATCCCTTGACAACAAATTTACGCTGTGCGAATCTTCCAAATGCACCACTGCCATCTTCATTGTTCGGACTTGCTGTGACCCAACGATCTGCAAAGTATGGAATGGTACTTTCGGAACCGTCCATTGGTTCGTCATAACGTGGGTTTCTACCTTCATTGTCATAGATATTAATGTAGTTTTGAACGTACTTCTTAACATTAAATCCACTGCGACGTAGATTCCATAGTCGCATACCTTGAGGGTATAGTGTAGGATCCGGAGCATCTGGATCTAAGAAATCGCTCATTAACATATCTACAATTTTTGCAGGTTCAACATCATAGCCGTTTACAGACCAACGTGCATCAGCAAACAACCAACCGTTGGGTGTTGTTTGATCTGTTAGATCTTGCTTGACCCACTTTAATGTGGTGCCGTTGTAGACATACACATCTTTACCGTAGCCGTCAGCACCTGCTGCTGTGCTGATCCAAATATCACCATCTACTAGATCTGTTCCGTCACTTTGAGCGGTTGGTGCTAGTGCTCCGACATAGGGACCTGCAGGATCTGTATTTGGCAGATAAGTTTGATAACCTACCCAGGTTGTGCCATTGTGAATCATAATATCAACTTCGTCGGCAATAGAACTATACCATAGTCTGCCGTCGTCTGGAGTGGTGTATGGTGCTGTTTGTTTAGCCTGATAAACCAAAG